GCCGCTTTCGCGCTCGCCGTCTGGGCTGGTGCCGTTCTTCTCTCGCTTCATCTCTGCTGGGAGCTCGCACTGCTTGTAGGCGGGCTCTTCGGCCTGCTCGCCGTCTACCTGGGTGAGCGGCGATGAGCATCCTGACAAAGGTCATCGGTAGTCTGTCGCGCAAGTCCGATGCGATCAGCTGGACTGAAGGATGGGCCGATTTCCTCGGCGGCGGGGCGCGCACCTACGCCGGCGTCTCCATCAACCGCGACGATGCCATGCGCGTCGCCGCCTTCCACGCTTGCGTGCGGCTTATCGCGCTGAAGCTCTCAAGCTTTCCCGTCGATTTCTACCGCCGCGAGACGACGCGGCGCATCCCCATCCCGGCTCCGCTCTGGGGCCTGCGGCCGAACCGCGAACAGCTCTGGCCGGAGTTCATCGCGCAGGCCGTCGTCAGTGTGGCCTCGCAAGGCGAGGTCTTCATCGACCACTCCGACCGCGACTCAAACGGCATCATCCGCGCCCTGTATGTGCGCGATCCGCAATCGGTCGTGGTCGCTCGTGACACGCAGACAAACGCGCTCTCCTACACGATGAACACCTCCGGCGGGACGGTGCCCCTGCCGCGCGTGGCGCACTGGCGGCTGATGGCCATGCCCGGCTCCGACCGCGGTCTTTCGCCGCTTGAGTGCGCTCGACAGGAACTCGGCATCGCTCGCGCCTCGCAGCAGTATCTGGCGACCTACTTCGCCAACGGCGCCACCGTCTCTGCCGTGCTGCAGTTTCCCGCCGGTGTCAGCAAAGAGGAAGCGGCGGCCTATGTGGCGCAGTTCCGCGAGCTCTACGCAAGCTCCGAGAACGCGCACAAGGTCGCCGGGCTGGTCGCAGCCGAATACAAGCCGATGGCCTTGTCGAACGAACAGGCGCAGTTTCTGCAACTGCGCTCCTTCTCCGCCATCGACATCGCACGCCTGTTCAACATCCACCCGACGCGCATCGGCGAGGGCCTGCACACGATGATGGTCGGCACCAGTGCCGAGCAGTACAACCTGATCGTCTACCAGGACGCCATCCAGCCGTATGTCTCGCTCTTTGAGGCTGGTTTCCGCGACCTGCTGCCCAACGGCCAGTACCTGAAGTTCAACGTCTCCAGCCTGCTGCGCGGCGACACCGAGACGCGCATGAAGGCCTACAAGGCGCTCTTCGATATGGCCGCTCTTTCCCGCGATGAGATCCGCGCCTTCGAGGACATGAACCCGGTTCCCGGCGGCGAGAGCTACTACCTCCCGATCAACAACTACTCGCCGCTCGGTCCCGACGGCATGCCAGTCCCCACTACCGCTCCAGGAGCGTGAGCATGGATCACAAGGATTTTCGTTTGCGCATCAAGGCGCTCGAGGACGACGGGACTTTCGAGGGCTACGCCGCCGTCTTCGGCAACGTCGACCGCACTGGAGAGATCATCGCCTCCAGCGCCTTCGACCGCACCATCAAGGCGCGCGGCGACGAGCCCATCCCGGTGCTCTGGCAGCACGAGGACCCGGCCGGGCTTGCCGATCTCTCCATCAACCGCAACGGGCTGTACGTTCGCGGCCGTCTGCTGCTCAGCACCAGAACCGGCGCTGAGGCCTACGAGTTCATCAAGGCAGGCGTCGTCAAAGGGATGTCCATCGGCTACCGCGTCATCAACGACGTTTGGGAGTCCGGCGTGCGCACCCTGAAGGAGCTCGAGCTCTTCGAGGTCTCCCTCGTCACCATTCCCGCCAACCCGGCGGCCGCCGTCGTGGCCGTCAAGTCTGAGCCGTCTGACGATCTCCAGGCACCTCCGTCGGAGCCCGCCAGCAAGGCCAGCGACCCGCACCAGGTGCACTCGTTGGCCGTCGTTCTGGACGCGCTCAGCCGTTCTGCAATCTCGTTAAAGGAGTTCACCTCACAATGACAGAGATCACTCCCGAGCTGGTAGACCAGCTCACCAAGAGCGCCGGCGCGCTTGAGACCTTCGTCTCTGAGCTGCGCCAGCGCAAGGAAAACGAGTACAAGGCCGAGCTTCCGGCGCTCGAAAAGAGCCTTCGCGAGGCGATCGAGCAGGCAAAGTCAGAGGCCATCGGCGAGGCCAAGGCGCAGCTCGACCGCGAGCTTTCGGCGCACAAGCCGAAGGAAGAGAAGGCTCCGGAGTTCGAGAGCCTCGGCCACTGGCTCGCCAAGACGCTCACCGGAGAGCTGGAGCGCAAGGACTTCGGCGAGGCATCCGGCGGCGTCGGCGGCTACATGGTCCCTGACCAGTTCATCGCCGACATCATGCGCATCCCGATGGAGCAGGGCGTGGTGCGTCCGCGGGCGACCGTCATCCCGATGGCCAGCGACACCGCGCGCATCCCGGCGCTCAATGCCGACTCGCACGCCACCAACTTCTTCGGCGGCATGCTCGGTTACTGGCTGGCCGAGGCAGGCGGCATCACGGCAACTACGTGGACCGCCAAAGAGGTGGCTCTCACTGCGAACGTGCTGGCCGCGGCCGGCAAGGTCTCCAAGCAGCTGCTTGCGGACTCTCCGCTTGCCATGAGCGACGTCATCGCCCGCACCTTCGGCGAGGTCGTCACCTTCATGGAGGACCAGGCGTTCTTCGACGGCGATGCCACCAACAAACCGCGCGGCATCATCGGCTCGGCTTGTGAGCTCGCCGTCAACCGCACCTCCGGCGGTGATGTGCAGACCGCCGATCTGCTCGGCATGCTGGCCGTCTTTCTCGGCAACGAGAGCCGCGCGGTGTGGTGCGCGAACCGCTCCATCCTGCCGAAGCTCTACGCGATCAAGGACGGCGCCAATAACTCGCTCTTCATACCGAACGCTTACGGTGTCGGCCCGGCGCCGTCTTCGACGCTCTTCGGCATCCCGCTCATCTGGACCGAGAAGTGCTCCGCGCTTGGCACCAAGGGCGACCTGATCCTCGCCGACTGGAGCTACTACGTCATCGGCGACCGTCAGCAGATCGCCGTCGACTGGTCCGACCACGTGGCGTTCCTGAACCTCCAGAGCACGGTGCGCATCTACGAGCGCATCGACGGCAAGCCCTGGCTGGACAACACCTACACGCCCCGCAAGGGTACCGCCCGCTCACCGTTCGTCATCCTCAACTGAGGCGGGTGAGCAGAGATGGCACGTCCCAAGCTCACAGAACGGCTGAAGGTCGACGTCGGCGTCATCCCGCAGACGATCAACAACAACAACGTCACCGGCCCCTACTATGACATGCGTGGCTACGAGAAGGCGGTGCTCGTCTGTCTCGACGGTGCCAGCGCCGTCGACAAGGTCACCAAGGTCGAGTTCATCCAGGCCACCGACTCTGCCGGCACCGGAGCAAAGGTCGTCAAGGCAAGCAACGTCTCGACCGCTACTGAGTCGGCGGCCGCCAACACGGCGGCCGCGGCCAAGCTTTCCAACGTCACGGCCGCGACCATCACCCTCTCTACGATGGCCAACACCGAGACCCTGACGGTGACCGCTCCCAACGGCGTCAACTACGTGTTCACCGCGCATACGGACACGACCACCAAAGCGAGTCGTCAGTTCAGTATCGCAGGCACCGACGCCCAGGATGCGACCGCCCTCTACGGCTGCCTCACCGATGCCGCCTACGGCGTCCCAGGCCTGTCTTTCGTTGACGGCGGGACAGGGACCCTGACAGTCACCCTCGCCAAGGCAGGTGCAGGCGTCTTCAGTCTGGCCACCAACGCCATCGGGCACTGCGTGCTGGCGACCACCCAGCAGGTGCTGGTCAGTGAGATCGACGTCGGCGATCTCGATATCGCCGGCGGCTTCTACTGGGTCGCCGGAAAGATCACCAAGGCCGGTAACGGCGTCGTCGGCGCAACGCTCCTGCGCACCAAGTCGGACTACGTCACGCGCCAGCAAACGGCCGCCGCGACGGTCATCTGAGTCGGCAAATGGTGCGCAGCGGCAGAGACAGTGTCCGGGCGCACACGCCGCGCAAGGGCGGCAGGCTTCGGCCTGCCGCCCGCCAAGCGGCGGAGGTGAGCCATGGCTGACCCGACCGCGCTCTTCACCGTGTCCGATGCGCGCGCCTTCGACAAGGCGCAGTTGGCCAATGCAACAACCTACCCCGACGCCGTCATCACGGCGGCTGAGGCACGCATCAGGGCGAGCTTCGCGCTCATCTGCGGCGTCTCCTTCATCCCGGTATCCGACACGCTGACGCTGGACGGCATCTACTCGTCCACCATCCGCGTGCCGGTCCACAACCCCTACCT